AGTCTTGTGACGCTATTTGCATGAAATGCGGAAAAAACCTTGGTTTTATTGGGAATTGGAGGCGCAAATGACAGATTCACTATGGCGTAAGAGACAAGAGCCAGAGGCATTGAAGCGCATCACACGCGATGACACAGAGCATGATAGGCACTACTACCTTGCGGATGAAGTTGATGCTTTGTTGGCACAGCCAGAGCCTTGGGAAAAATTCTGCGATTCAAATTGTGTTTGGACTGACCA